CTTATTGTATTAAGATCAACTCTATAGATAAAATATATACCCTCATCAACTAAAGCAGGACCATCTACAATTCTACTAGTAGGTTGTCCAGCAGAGTTAATAAAATTCTGAGTTATTTTATTTGGAGAATAGTATACCGAATCACCAGTATATAATGCATGGTCTTGAGTTGAGATTTCCCAGTCTATTCCACTAAATGTTCCACTAAAGGTAACAGCATGATCGTATGCATCTAATGGTTGAGTACCATAAGAAGGTATTGATGATGAAGCAACTAATAACTTATTACCATCTACATAAACGTTTTGAACATCGGTAGAAAATACAGATATTCCCATACCAATTGCATTACTACCACTAGGGACTGCTTTTGATATACTTCTTCTAATATTATAAACATCACTAGTTGAAAGTGCCCCTTGTCCACTTATAACAAAAGACTTATCGGATGAAATAGATACAATTTCACAATTTCTAGGAGAACTATCCCTACCATTAAGTACTGCACTGTCACCCTTTTTAAAGAAATGATCAACATCGAGAGTAATTTCCCAAGTTTGGTCAGATGCATCAACTAAATTGAAACTTCTTACATTATAAACAGGACATCCATTATAGAACCAATTATTAGATTTAAATCCAGTAGCACCAACACCTAATGTATTGATTTTAACTTTATCACCAACAGAATAACCATATGCAGATTCATCAAACTCTATAGAATTGATAACTGAATTTATTCTTATTTTTATAACTTTATTCTGATCTAAAGAAGAATATCCATATGCATAAGTGTTTATACCAACATCAGTACCATCAAGTATAGTTCCATTTAGATTTGTGCATCCATAAAACTGGGTTAATGACTTTGAGGTATAAGATACGATTCCAACTGATAAATTTTTGTACTGTATTGATAATTCACCACTATTTGGGAATCCTACAGTAGAATCTACGTCTAAAACAGTAGTTCCTATACCCACATTACCTATTACTCTTGTTTTAGAATGAACTGAAAACTTACCATAAATTGCACCATCAGTCATTCCACTTCTACTATAACCAGAATCTACCGCAAGTTTATAAAATGTTTTAGCAACACCAGCAGTTCCTGTGGATACTTTCTCAACATATGTTATTGGAGCATATGCTTTAGTGATAGTATCTTCATATGGATCCTGGAATAGGGTAGCAGTACCTAATTCTTCAGGGTCACCAGAAAAACTTTCTACTATAAAGTTATCAGCAACCTTATAATTAGCATTTGATGGTGTAAAAAGGTTATCTCTAGGCTTTATAACACTTACATCTTGATCATAAAGTGCCTTAAAGAGTATCTTAAAGGACTTATCAGTACCTTTAGATGAATAAAAATCACTTGCTTGCTTGATAAAGACGTTTTGATTAAGATTTGGTGTTAATTCTCTTTCACCAATACCTGGTAATATTTGCTGTTTTGTCTTTGTTAAGAATTTTTTTAAGAATAATACACTTAAATTTTCTATTTCAGTGCCTTTTGAGTGTGCTTGCCTCTCAGTACTCCTAAAAACTAAATTTTCTGCGTTTGCTTCTTCAGTAAAAGAGGTAATACCACAAAATCCTCTATGACAATTAACAAAAGTTGTTATTGTTTTGCTTTCATAAGTTATAATTTCATCATCAATCTTAATTAAACCATAAGTATCGGGGAATCCATTGGTTCCTTCAGGTGTTTTTATTAAATCTACAACAATATCAGTATCAGTAATCCCTACATCAGTACCTAAAACAATAGAATCTACTATATTTGTAGTATTATCAAGCTTAATATACTTATCAATATTCTGTATTAAATCAACAGGAGCACCATCAAACTCTTGAGCAATGTAATATTGCTTTAAGAAGTCGTTAATTAGGGGATAATCTTCCTTAACATAAGAAGGAAGTTGATTTTCAACTATATTATTAAACTGTATTCTTTTATCTGTGGTGGATATCATTTATTTTAGTATGCAGATGTAGTTGTAGTTTCTCCTCTAACCAAAGCTCCATTTTGATAACTAGAGGTTACGATGTAATTAGATGCCGCAGGATCGAGTCCTGATGAAATTTCATCAACAATTGGCTCAAATTTACTGTTGCTTGTGTCTAATTGTAAGTATAAATCCTGCAATCCAATCACGTCATTGGATTTAGGACAAGCAGAGATCTCAAGAATTGCTTGACCATCCTTTAATTTACCCGATGTTATGTTAATTGGGTTCAATGTAACTATTCCCTTAGTATAATTTATATACCCAACATTACGTCTAATTATGGTAGGTGATGTAGAGTTGGCATTAGGAACAGAAAATAAGAATAATGTACCAGTTTCACCATTTGTATCGGGAATATCAGACAAATATACGTTATAATCTAACCCAGATACCCTAAATCCAGAAGATTTGATGTTATAACCATTCATACTCTTGATATAGAAGGCATTTCCGAACCCAACAGAGTACTCTGCAAAGGCATTTGTCACTAATCTAAGGTCTCTTCTTATCTGAACAGTAGTAATATTAGATGTAACAGACTCATGACTCTGATCAATGATGTTTAGGAACTTACTATACTTAAATCTTGCTCCATATCTATTTAATTCAGTAGATTCTCCGTACTTTGTACAATTTTGTATTGCTAAAGTCGAAACAGCAGCAGAATTTGGTGCTAAATTACTGTTATAATAAACTTTAGAGTCAACTTCAAGGTAAAGATACTTCAAATCAAGAATTTCGGGTACAATTCCCGCAACTGCATACTTTTTAAGCTTAGTTTTGATATTTTCTTTGATTAAATTAGGTAAAAAATCACCTGTTCGTGGTTTTATGCTAATAAAGACCTTTCCATACTGAGGAGGTACTAATTCTTCACCTCCAAAAACAGAAATTGACTCAGTTTCGGGATAAATTCGTGATGGAATGAGTGTTTCATAGTCACTTGCGGTTAAAGCACGATTTTGAGAGGCATAAATGCGTGGTGCAAACTTTTTAACCGACTCAACACTCTCAATATTCTCTCCACCGCTTGAAGAAAGACCTGTTGTAACTAAAGAAATGCCACTTGTAACAGAATAATCCAAACCGTTGCGATTATAACTTAATTTTCCAGAAAATGCGAACCCACTAATGCCATTTGCACTATCTCCGTTAGAAACAATGTAATCTACAGTAATAAAATTACCTCCTGTTAGAGATTTTCCAAAAATTCCATCTCCAAAGAAGATTTCATACCTTTCATCACTAATTTCTTGTAAAAAATAGACATTTGAGTCTTTAGTAAGGTTAAAAAGACTATCTTGATATGCGTATTTTGTTCCAGTTGTAGAATTTTGATTATTTTTAACTGTTACACTAATTAAATTGGTATCAATGCCTGAATTTGGTAAATTAAACTTTTGATTTGGGTCAGAATAACTAAAAGTAAAGTCTTTTGATAATAATGTACCCTCATAAATGCTAATATTGTTAAAAGATGCTGTTCCATTATAAACTGGGACGGTAATATCTTCTAAAATTGAAAAAATAAAGGAAGAATTGCCAAAAGATGATGTTGTTGATGCTACTGGACCTTTTTTAAGAGTTAAAGATGAAGGTACAGGTGTAACACTTGTCAAATCTACCGTAAAACTTATAGTTGCTCTTGCAGAAGTCCTTGAACGAGGGGTATAACCTATATTTCTTGCTAACGAAACAACATTTTCTCTTAAAGTTGCACTATCAATGAATACTTCATTCGTTACCATGTTGGCATTGTATGAAGTAATGTAGGTATTATATGCTAAAACATCCAAAATGGTGGAAAGATTAGACCCTTCAAAGTCATAATCCGTAAAATTAGCATTTGTTTGTAAATACTCCTTAAGAGTAGTTTTAACCTGATCAAAATCAAGGTTAGAAAAGTTAACTAATGGCATTTTACCTTGTTGCTTCTAAAGCGAATTGTAATTCTTGCGATGGTATATCAGCACCGATAATATTATAGACAATTGCGACATCATAAGAATTACCTTCAAAGTCAGGATTTACTTCTACTGATAGTAATTCTACTCTCGGTTCATAATTGTCAATAGAAGTTCTTATTTCATCTACAATGAGACCCGAAGT